GCGGAAAAACCCGCTTCCGGGCCGGTCGCCGCGCGCCCATTGCCGGGCCCGCCGCCATCGCCACCCCGGCACGCCACCACGATGGAGTCACCACCCATCGACCCGCCAGCATTCACGCTGCCACCCACGGCCGTTCCGCCGCCACCGCCCGGCTGCGAAAACAAAACCGCCGTGCCGCCACCGCCGCCCGCACCGCCGGTCGCGGACATATAGGTGCCAAAGCTGGAGGTCCCGCCGGCATTGCCATTCGCCGGCGTGCTCGGCGCGACGCCACCGGCACCCACCGTCACGGCAATGTTCTGGCCAGCGCTAAGCCCGCTCACAATGCCCATCGCCCGCCCGCCGGCGCCACCACCAGCACCGGGCATGGAGGCATGATACCCCGCCGCCCCACCACCACCGATCGCGGTCACGCGCACGGCGCTCACCCCATTGGGCACGGTGAATGTGCCGGCGCTGGTGAACACGGCCGTATTCGCAAAACCCGGCCGCAATGCAGGCAATTTGTAATTCAAAAACGGCGCGCCGGTGGCCGTGGCAATCTCGCCGGCCGTGATGCTGGACTGCCCGTTATTCACGGTAATCACATACAATCCAACCCAACCGGTATCCGTCGGTGGCGTCGTCTGCGCGCCAGCCGCCGCCGCCGCGCCGGCCTTCAATTGCAACTGCACGCGCTGGATGCGCTGCGTGTTCTGCGCGGTGCCAGAGTTATCAGGTCCGGAATACGGCGTCCCCGGTGCCGCCGCGTTCACATACGGCAGCACCACCGGCACGGCGTCGCTCTCCGCGAACGCCGCCTCGATCAGATAATTCACCGACTGTCCCGGCGTCGACGGCGGCGTCAGCGTAAATCTTGTCGCCGCCAGATTGATCCCCGTCTTCACAATCTGGTCCGCTACATCCGCCGCCAGCGATCCATACGCATTGGCATCCAAAGGCGAGAGCTGCGTGATGCTCCCCGGCCCCACGGTGACGGTGAGCGAGGCCGGCGCCGTTGGGCTGCACGCCATCCCATCCACCACCACATTGCTGCCCAGCACGGCGGCCGTCAGCGCCGCAATCCCAATCATCGCATTGCGATTCAGGTCGAGTATATCCGTATCCAACGGGATGCTCCCGGGATAGACGATGTTCCGATCCATGTATTTTCCTTACGAAGAGATTTTTAACCAGGCGATGCTGGCCGTGGGCAGAACAGCGGCCGCGGCGGCATAAATCTCCGCATCCGAAACGGTGGCTGGCAGATCGCTGTTATTCGCGTAAAACATCGGCGCGGTATTGTAGCCACCCGGCCCCAGATCATACCCGCCGGCATGGCTGACCGGAGTCGCGTTGGGCCGATAAGCCGTCACAAACACCGCAAACGGCGTGTTCCTGCACCCATAACCGCCAACGGTATTATAGCCCAGCGTAATGCAACCATACCCGCCGGTATCAGTGGCATTCAGCGGCTCGAACACTGAAGGCGCGCGGCCGGTCAGATTGGTCAGCGCCGCAACCAGCCCCGTCCGCGTCGCCCGAGGCGCGAGCAAATTTGCCCGTATCCGCGCGCTATAAGCCGCATCGGCCTCACTTGCGCGCCGCGGCAACGCAGACCCAAAATAATCATCCGCCGCCATATCCAAAAATACGCCGCTCGCGGTCGCAATCCGCGTCTGCGCCTTCACGGTGGCGAGCAGCGCATAAAGCCCACTCCACGCCGCCGCCAGCCCCGTCAGCACCGCATCCAAAATCGGCGTGGTATCGGCAAACCACCCCGGCGGCAGGACCAGCTTCAGCCGCGTCAGCATGTCATCGGGATCGCCCGTCATGGCTCAGGCCACCGTCACGCTGCCGGAGCGCACCGCGCCAAACACGCCCGGCGACACATCCGCCACACCGCCATTCAGCAAAACCGCCGACACATTGGTCACCGCGCTGGACGCCGCATAAGCCAACTGCGCCAGCCGCGTATAATTCAATGTCGCGTCAATCCCCAGGCTTGCAATATACGCCTCAACCGCCGTCGCCACCGCCGCCACCGCCGCGCTGTGCGAGGCGCCGGCGGCCGTGGTCAGCGTCATCGACACATTCGCCAACGTCACAACCGGCCCCTGCACCGCAAAGCTGGACCCTACCGGCCGCACCGCATCTACCGCCTGCTGAACCGTGACCAGCAAATCCGCGGGCGGATCGCCGGACCCATCATCCACCGTCACCACAAAATGCCCCATCTGCCCCGCGCCGGTCTGGTCGACATTCTCGGCAATCGCGTAACTCAGCCCTTGTTGAATCCCGCTGATCGCAGCACCGATCGCGACATCCGTCGCGCGGGACAGGCTCGCCAGATATGTCCCAAACCTGGTGCGAAACGCCGTATCACTTTCCGCGTCCGCCCCGCCGGTCAGCGCTAGAACGTTGCTCACCGTATCAACGCCCGCCACGGCGCTGCGCAGCACCGCAATCGCCCCCGGCTGCACATTGCCGCTACTGCCCGCGACGCTCGCCGCCACCGCAACGGTCAAGCTGGCCACCCCCGCCGCCAATTGATAGCCATCCGCCCCCGCGCTGAACGCCGCATTTGTCGTATCCGCAATCACCGTAAAACGCAGCGCGTTATCGGCGGTCGACACATTGGTTCCCACTGGAATGAACGCCGCGGCACTTGGCGTGAACCGCGAAAACGTCACCGCCCCCGTCGCCGCCACCGCTGGCAGCCGGACAAACCCGAAATCCGCGCCAAAACTGTCGCAATCCGCCCCCGTGCTGGTCGCCAGCCTGGTCGTCGCCAGCACCTGCACAATCAGCCACTGCACCCAAAGCGCCACGGACGCATTCGCCTCCAGCACCGCCCGCAACACGGACCCAACCGTCAGGTCGAGCAAACTTTGCGCAGCACCCTGAACATACGCCGCCATCGACTCAACCAGAGTCGAAAAATTCTGCAACGATAACTGCATGAAACCTACACCGAAAATGAAAGGGAGTTGGTCTGCCCGGTCGCGGCATCCGCATAAACAAGCGACAGGGTCACCGTGCCGTCGGTTCCCGCCACCGTGCTCACCGTCGGCGCTGGCGACGTGGCCACGCCCGCCTCCAGCTTCATCTGCGCCAATGTCACGCCGTTGATCGCCGCGGGCGCGCCCGGCTGGCCGACAAATTGGCCCAGCCCAGCCCCGTAGGTCAGCTGCCAGATATAATCGCCCGCATTGGTCAATAACCGGCGCAACACGCGCTGCTGGGTCAACACCGCACCATCCGCCAAAGCCAAATCCCCGGTCGGCCCCACCGTCAAATCACCGCCATATTGCAACGCCAAATCCGCCATCACACCGTCACCGTCGGCAACCCAGTCACCCCGCCCTGCGGATCGTCATGCAGATGCGTATCATGCGCATTCCGCAACGCCGCCACCGTCCCGTGCGCCCCATTCTGGTCCGAGATATCACCCGTCACCACCAGGTTGCCCGTCACATTCACCGTCGGCGCCTGCAACGCGATTGTGCCATCATTCTTCAATTTGAAAAAACTCCCGCTGGCATGTTGCAACCATAATTCGCCGCTCGAAACATTCATCGGCTTGTCAACCGTCGACCATACGCAGCCGATCACCACGCCCTGCTCCGAATCCCCCTCCTGGGCGATCACCAGCACCTGGTCCCCCGGCGTCAGAGGCGCCGCCAAACCCCATCCCGCCCCCACCCATGCGGATAAAATCGGCAACCAACCAGACAAAACATTCTCCGGCTGTATCATCACCCGCGCCGCATACGCAGCCGGGTCGAAACTCGACACCAACCCAAACCGCGCCACGCCGCCCATGCCATCCAGCCCGCCGGCGCGGGCCTTCACAGCGTTCCAAAACCGATCCATATCTAACTTTCTGTCAGTTAACGGCGTAAGCCCGCACCGCCTGCGTAAACCCGGTTCGCGCCTCAATCCGGCGGGTGACCGCCTCCACCGCATAAAGCTGATCGAGCGCCGAGCCCGTACCCGCCAGCAGCATTTGCGCCCCCGGCGCCAGCGACACGTCCCCCGGCATCGTCGCTTCGAGAACGGTCGTCTGCATCGCCAAATTCGCCAAATGATTCGCCGCCAGGCTCGCCGCCTGCGCATCGGTCAAATTCGGCCGTATAATCGTCGTCCCCGGCCCCGCCCCGCTGCCCGCACTTTGCGCATTCACCGTCTTGTTCCGCGTGTTCCAGGATTGCACAGTCACCGAACCCGGCAGGCTCGTCGCCATATCCAGAGTCAGCGATAAGCAAGCCTGCGGCGTCACGAAAACCGGTGCTGCCACCGCCGGCGACCCGAAATTCAGCACCGTCCCCGTCACCGAAAGACCAAACCCCTCAATCTGCGCCAGCCAGGTCAGCAAATTCCACGCCGTCGTCGCCCGTGCGTGGCCACTCAACCCGCTCCGCGCATGATCCAGCTGATAATACTGCCCCACAGGCGTCCCGGTTGCCTGCACATTTGGCGTCAACCCATATTGCGCCGCCAACGTCGCGGCAATCTGGCTGGATGTCTGGTTGGCATACGTCTCGGCAATCTCGGCATCAATCAGCAGCGCGGACAAATCCCGCCCGCTCAGCGTCGCCGTATTGCCCAACAGATCAATCCGCACATTATCCACCTGGCCGGTCACCAGCCCGACAAATCCGCCAGCGCCCAGCGCCACAGAAATCGTGACCGTCTGCATGCCCAACGCCGCGAAATAATCGGCGCCAGTCACCGCCGAAGCACCCATCGCAAAACTGACCACGAACCGATCTGCCGAAAAATAACCCACGCTCTCAATCTCAACCGCCACCGCGCCCGGAATGATCAACCCATCGATGATCACCTGAACCAGCGGCTGGTCAACTGCCAAAACCACCCCCCGCATTGGCGTTCACCGCCGGGATCAACAACGTCGTCACCCCAGTAAGCACCGGATCGGTCAGCCCATTCGCCGCCGCAATCCGGTTCCACTGCGTCGCGTCATTCAAATATTTCGCCGCCAGCGCAAACAAATTGCCCCCCGCCACGATGATGGTCTTCACAACAAACTCCCCACCAAATTGCTCGCCGCCCGCCCCACATACCCGCTGATATTGCTCAACGCCGCCAGCGCGCCGGCCGATGCCGCCACCTGGTTCACCGCGGCAATCCCCGCCGGCGCATTGCCCGCCCCATTCAATGCCACCGCCCCACTCACCAGCGCCGCGCCGGTACGAACAAGGCCGTCACCAATCACCCCCTGCGCCACACTCAGCCCCGCCACCGTCGGGTTGCTAAACCCCGCCAGCGCAAGCCCCGCCTGCCCAAACAAAGTCGC